AGTGTGCAGTCTTCGGTGAAGATGCTGATGGTTCACAAACTGCTCACGCTTCTCGTGTCTCTACTCACATGAGCTGGCAGTTGTTGTATCAAGACAAATGCTGGGAAGAACAGGAAGATAAGGCGATCTTTAATCTCAGTATCGTTGGTACGAACTTCAAGAAGTCATACTACTCTGCCGCCGTCAGGCATAACGTGAGCGAGCTGGTTCTGGCGAAAGATCTTGTGATGAACTACTGGGCGAAGTCAGTGGAAGACTGCCCTAGAAAAACGCACAAGATTCCGATGTTTCGTAACGAAGTTTATGAGAAAGTGATGCGGGGAATTTTCAGGGACGTGCTGGAAGAAGCCTGGTATACTACCATGCCCTCCGTTCGATCTAACCTGTCTCAAACTGCTCGAGACAGCCGGCAAGGAGTTCAACCTCCCCAGCCAGACGAAACAACCGCATTGCTCTTCTTGGAACAGCACGTTAATCTAGACCTAGATGATGATGGCTATGCTGAACCCTACATAATTACTTTCGAACAAAACTCTCACGTGGTCGTCAGGATCGTAACGCGTTTTGACTCCGATTTTGCTATCGAGCGTGTTGCTTCGGGAACTCGTAAGGGTCAGATCATCCGTATCGAAGCAATGGAATACTTCACGAAGAAAACCTTTATCCCGTCGCCGGATGGTGGAATCTATGACATTGGTTTTGGTGTATTCCTCGGGCCACTTAATGAATCGGTTAATTCCCTCGTCAATATGCTTCTTGACGCCGGAACAATGCAAACGACGGGAGGTGGATTTCTTGGCCGCGGTGCAAAGATTCGGGGTGGTGTCTACACCATCGCTCCGTTTGAATGGAAGAGGGTGGATTCTACGGGTGACGATCTCCGGAAGTCTGTCTATCCCCTTCCTGTTAATGCACCGTCAGACGTACTCTTTCAACTCCTCAGCCTCCTGATCAATTACACCTCTCGCATCAGTGGCACGACCGATATAAGCGTTGGAGAAAACCCCGGCCAGAACACTCCCGCCTCCTCCATGCAAACTATGGTGGAAATGGGGCAGAAGATCTATACTGCCATCTTCAAGCGAATCTGGAGATCGAGCAAGGAAGAGTTCGGGAAGTTATTCAAGCTCAATGGAATCTTCCTTCCTCTCGACGTACCTCAGCCCGGTGGAGCTACCCGGGCAGACTATCAAGGAAGTGCGGACAAGATCTCCCCGGTCGCTGATCCTAACATCACCAGCGATTCTCAACGCATGCAGCTAGCCGTGACGCTCAAGCAAGCCGCTGCAACGACTCCCGGTTACGACAAGGATGCGGTTGAAATGCGCTTCCTCAAGGCCTTACGAGTTGATGGAGCTCAGGCGCTGTTCCCCGGAACCAAAGGCCAGCAGCCGCCGAAGGATCCAAAACTGGTTATTGAGGAAACTAAGATTCAAGGTCGTGCAGCTGAGCTGGACAAGACACTCCAAGCCCAACTCCAACAGTTCACTATATCCATGCAGGAAGAACAGCGAATGAATAATGCTAAGATAATGGAACTTGAAGCGAAGTCCCAGAACGAAGCGGCTAATGCTCAGACGGAGCAAGCTTACGCCCAAGTTGCCATTATGAACACCGAGATTGCTAGGATGAAAGCAGAGAATGAACACATCAACACTAGGATCGAGCATGCTCTGACTGCAATGAAGATCGAGTCTGATCATCATATTGGAATACAGGGACTAGCGACTAGCCAAACAACCAATAAAGCACCAGCATGAGAGCGGTTACTGAGCAAGAATTTGAAGAATGGAAGTCACATCCAGTCACACTGGCGGTGATGGAAATCCTTTCCAAGAAGCGTGAACAAATGCGACTGGATTGGGAAGGTGGCTCCTTCACGGATTATGACGAGCGCGCAATGGCTCTGACTAACGTAGGGAATATTGGGACTTGCAAGGGTTATACCTTTGTCCAGGACCTAGATTATGAGCAATACGTAGGAGAGTTAGAAGATGGAAATCCTCAACAAGTCAGGATTGGAGCCACGGGGAGTGGCGGTTCTGATTCAACAGTACGAACCTGAAAGAAAGACGGCTAAAATCGTGTTACCTGATTCTGTTCAAGGTCGTTTATCTATGGTAGACATTCGGGCTACGGTTATTGCCGTGGGACCAAATGCCTGGCATGATGAACCGACTCCACGAGCAGTTCCAGGAGACAAGGTTCTCGTTACCCAGTTTGCTGGGATGATGGCTAAAGGACCGGCGGATGGTCAGATGTACCGACTGGTCAATGACAGGGACGTATTTTGTGTTATAACTGCGGAGGACGCGACAAATGAAAACCTGTAGTCGTTGTAACCTCGAGTTATCTAGTGAGATGTTTTACGCTAGTAACAAGTGGACTTGTATTGGATACGTAAAGGCGCGCGCAAACTTACGGTATAAAGCAGATCTGGAATCGAGAAACGCAGACGCATTTGAGGAGAGCGACAATGGCTGATCTTGAACAAGTAGTGGAAAGTAAAGCTCCAGTTGACGTTCAGCAAGCCGCGGAGAAGATGGGCTGGATTCCTCCTTCCCGCTTCCGTGGAGATCCGGAGCGTTTCGTTGACGCAGATCTTTACATTGAACGCGGAGAAACGGTGCTTCCGATCATCCGCGATCACAACAAGAAGTTGCAATTGGAACTCGATACGCTGAAAGCGGAGTCGGCAAAAACGCAGGCGATATTAAAGTCAGCTCAATCCTCCATCGAGCAGATGGAAGAGCGCCATACTGTCGCGACGCAGCGGGCTGTGGATGAAGCTCGGCGGCAAGTGAAGGCACAGTTATCTGCAGCCTCCGAAGCCGGCGATCACGATGGCGTGGCGGAGTTGACTGACAAGTTAACCAAGATGAACGCTGTTGCCGCGGAGCCGGCTAAACCTGCCCCAGCTGCTCCACCGTCCTTTGTCGCTCCTCCCGAGCTAGCTGCCTGGAACAGTGACAATCCTTGGTTTGGTGTTGACAAGCGAAAGACCGGACTGGCTCTAGCCATTGCCCAGGAACTCCGTGACGCCGGTGATCCAGGAACAGGACGAATCTTCTACGACAAAATCACGGAAGAAGTCAACAAGGTCTTCGGTGACCCAAGTCCCAAGGGAGACAAGGTCGAGGGTTCTCGTGGCGGTGCTGGTGATGACGAGGGTCGTCCAGCTGGTGGGCGTAAAGGATATTCAGCGCTTCCCGCAGACGCAAAGCAGGCTTGTGATGCTGAGGCTCGTCGATTCGTTGGCGAAGGGAAACGCTATAAGACACAAGCAGACTGGCGTAGTCGTTACGCCGAGATTTATTTCGGAGGTTAAAATGGAAAAGTTACAAGCAAATCCTGCATCTAGCGCTACCCGCAGTCCTGCGGAACGTAAGCGCATTCCTATGTCGGTGCCAGTGCAACGACTGGAAGTTCAGGATATTCCAGGTTACCATCTTCACTGGTTTCTCAGCACTTCCGAGCGCCTTCAACGCGCACTGGATGGCGGGTACGAGTTTGTTGATGAACGGGAGATGCAGCTTAACAACGTTTCCCTTGGCGGTAACTCCGCAATCTCCGGTAATACGGACATGGGTTCGAGAGTAAGTGTTGTCTCTGGACAAGAGGTAGGGAAGGACGGCCAGCCAACTCGTTTGATTTTGATGAAAATCAAGCAAGAATGGTGGGACGAGGACCAGAAAGCGGTCGAGGCTAGGAATACAAAGGTTCGTGATGCTCTTCTTGGTGGCATGATCGGTGCAGAAAACGATCAAGCAGGGGATTCCAAACACCGCTATGTTGACAAAACGAAGACGCAGATTCCAGATTTCTTTAAATCCAAGCGCAAGAGCGCTTAATCCTCAACGGAGATTCACATGGCAAATGCAAATCGTCCGGCTGGCTTTATTCCAGTTCAGTACCTCGGTGGTAGTGAATGGAGTGGTCAGGCCCGACTTTACTCTATCGCGGCGGCTTACGCTACCGCACTTTACATCGGCGATCCTGTTATCAGTAGTGGTACTGCAAACGCCGATGGTGTTCCAGGGATTGTTCTTGGTGCAGCAACTGGTGCTCTTCGCGGTGTCATCGTCGGCCTTGGTACGCAAGAAGGCTTGCTGGCTAACCCGCAAAACCTGGACATTACCTATCGCCCTGCTGCCGCGACCGCAAGAGACTGGTTCGCGATGGTCGTGGATGATCCGAGCGTCTTGTTCGAGATCCAAGAGAAAGCTGGTACTACGCAAATCGCAGCGACTGAAATTGGCATGAACACCCAAGCAGTTGCAGCCGCTGGTAATGGCTTCACCTCTGGTTGGACTCTCGGCAGTGTTACGGATTTCACTCCAGTGACTACGGCTACAATTCAACTGCGGTTGATGGGTCTTGTTCGCCGCCAGCAAAACACGTTTGGTGCTTACGCTAAGCACTTGGTAAAGATCAATGTCCACGAGTTGGGCACTGGCACTGGCGCCGCTGGCGTCTAAGGGAGAAACATTATGGCTGGTGGTGTAATTAATACGGGATCTCACCCGAAGCTCTTGTGGCCGGGTGTTTTCACGACATGGGGTCAGGTTTACGACGAACACGCCAAAGAGTATACGGATCTGTACGATATCAAGACCTCGGACAAGGCATACGAACAAGGCGTGCAAGTCACTCCATTCGGCCTGGCTCCGGTTAAAGCACAAGGTGCTCCGGTAACGTATGATTCGGAAATCCAAGGCGCAGTTAACACCTACACGCACGTTGCTTACGCGTTGGGATATATCGTGACGTTTGAAGAACTTCGCGACAATCTCTACAAAGAAGTGGCGACTCGGCGTGCAGAGGCTAATGCGTTTTCGATGAATCAAACAGTTGAAAACATTGGTGCCTTTCCGTACAATAACGCTTTTGCGACGACTTACTTCGCAACGGCTGATGGTGCGGCATTGTGCTCAACCAGTCACGTCAACGCAACCGGTGGTACGTTCAGCAATGCGCTGAGTCCGGCGGCCGATCTGTCTGAAGCTGCCCTGGAGGATCTCACGATCCAGATCATGGGTGCGCAGAACGACACAGGTTTGCTGATCAACATCATGCCGGAGTCGCTGCATATCTCTCGCCAAGAGTGGTACAACGCCAACCGGATTCTCCAGTCGGTACTGCAGTCGCATAATGCTAACAACGCTATCAACGTGTTGAAGGCTACGAATGCTTTCCCACAGGGGATCAAGATGAACCATTACTTCACTTCGCCGCACGCCTGGTTCATCAGAACCAATGCGCCGAACGGTATGACGTTCTTCTGGCGTGATGAGCCGATGTTTGATCAAGACAACGACTTTGATACCAAGAACGCGAAGGCGGCGAGTTACATGCGTCTGAGCGTTGGTTGCACGGATCCTCGCGGGATCTTCGGTAGCAACGGGCCTTAAGGTCTTGTTCATATTCCCTCGGATTATTTAATTATAATTCGGGGGGATATCTGCAAGGGCTTAGCCGTTGTCGTGCTGGCGGTTTCCAGCAGTTACTCCCCATCCAGGGGCTTCCCGCAAGGGACTTAACTAGGAGATTTTCATGGGTTCACCGACAAGACTTTCGAACGGAGTCAATACCAGCAATGGACGTGATGGGTTGAATATGATGGGGCAACTTGATCCCTCAAAGTTCCACACATTCTTCAACGATTTCGATACCTTCACGGCGGCTGACTGGACCATCACCAATGTAGGGGTGACGCCAACTGTTGCAGTAACTGCAGTGGATGGTGGTGCTATCTTGCAGACGAATACCGCCGGCATTGCCGATTCTGCGTACTTGCAAAAGGTTGGAGCTAGCTTCTCTTTCGAAGCCGGCAAGCAAATGTGGTTCAAAGCACGCTTCCAGGTCTCTGATGCAGCTCAGAGTAGTATTGTGTTTGGGCTGCAAGTTGTTGATACGACTCCCCTGGCCGTCAGTAACGGTATGTATTTCCTCAAGGCAGAC